ATACTTAGTAACTAACTTAGGATCAGTTACGCCAGTTGTGGCCTTATCAACAATACCGCCCTCAAACGCATTGGCATTGCCTTTAATGTTTCTCAAGCCCTTCAAAACACCTTCAGATCGTGTCTTGTTTAGCAAGTTGACATTGCCTACCAATGAGTCAAATTTATCGCCAACACCAGGTATTGCTCTCATATAAGCCGCACCCGTAGCAAAAAACTCTGTAAGTTTATTTGGGTCAAGTTGTTCTGCAGCGTTATATAAAAACTCAGCAGAAGTCTTACGATCACCAACAGTCATTGCGGCATCTAAAGATGTCTTTGTGAACTCGTTGTATCGGTCAGAAGTGGCTTTATTTACTGCCTCTTGAGCAGGAGAAATCTTTGCTACTGCTCCAGATACTCCACCTGTTGGAGTAGTTCCTGCACCGCCAGCACGAGGAGGCTGAGTAAGAAGAGAAGATCTAGGAACATAATACGCTCTTCCATCTGCACCAATAACTTGTTCAACTTGACCTTGTGCTTGAGCCATTGCTTTGGCACCTTCAATTGCACCAATAGCTTCAGTTGCACCAGGTATAGCCATCTGCTGAATATTGCCTTGTGGATTAACACCTAGCATAGTATTAGCAGATACTTCTGGCTTCTGAGTCATCAATTGAGACATCATGTAGTTCTGCACAGGGTTGGCAGAATACTGTCCAGTAGCAGGATTAAATTGAGTCTGGATACCTTCTTTCTGTGTTGGCAATGCACCAACTACACGACCACTCGCATCAACACGCAAATCACCTTGGAATTTAGGTTGCATCGCAGCTAATGTTTCACGAATCTGAGGTTGTGCAGGATTGCCTGACAAGCGCAAAGAATCTGCCAAAGCTCTGGTGTAGTCAATAGGAGCGTTTAATATTGCTTGTTGATTCTGAGCCGCAGTTATTGTAGGACCACGACCTTCTGCACCTAATGCACGTTGACCCGCTTGCATTGGAGTCGGAGCATACTGCTCTAAGAAGTTAGATACTTCACCACGTTGGCGTCTTTTCTCTTGCATCTCAGAAATGGCACGTTGTCCACTCAAATACTGATCTGGTACTGAGTAGGCAGACTTCAGACCCATTGCAGGATCATTGCTTAACAAAGAGCCAAGCAAGAACTGTTGAGTAGCTTGCTTTTGTAGGCTACTCTTCTCTTCGTCACTAAGACCAGTAAGTGCCGCATCAGACAGCAAACCAAGATTAAACATATAGACTCCTTAGATACCCAACAAACCAAGCAAGCCTTGGCGTGAAGTAGAAGATGATTGCATACCAGAACCACCACCAACATTGAGTCCCAATGCTTGATTGATAATTTGTTGTTGCTCCAACGGCAGGTTGCGGATGGCATCCAACTGTTGTTGTGAGAACTGTTGTTGTTGATTTCCAATGTTTGACAACGCTTGAGCGCCAGCAAAACCCATCTGTTGACCACCTTGAGCAATATTAGCCATCTGACCAGAAGCGCCAAGACGCTGTTGGTTAGCAGTCAAACCTGCTTGTTGGTTAGCCAAATTAGCTTGCAAGAAGTTTTGCTGATTAGCTAAACCTGCTTGTTGATTTAGATTAGCTTGCTGTGAAGCACGAGTATTAATAGCCGCTTGATTAGCCAAACCTGCCTGATTAAATGCAGAAGCACCAAACTGACTAGCTTGATTCTGAGCACCCATGTTAGCAAGATTCATGGCTTGTTGATTACCAGCATTAAACTGGCTCATTTGGTTACGAGCCGCAACATTAGATAATCCAGCTTGTTGTTGGTTTGCAGCATTAAATTGACCCATTTGATTTTGCGCTGCAGCATTAGCTAAATTGGCGGCCTGTTGGTTCATCGTGTTCATTTGACCAACATTAAAATCCATGCTCTGATTTGCAAGGTTTGATTGCAAACCAGTAGCTTGGTTGGCTTGGCTTGCTTGTAAGCCAGTAGCTTGATTAGCACGAGCAGCCTCAAGAGCAGCTTGTTGATTAGCCAAACCAAACTGTCCTGCCAGATTTAAAGATTGTTGTGTAGTTGCAGCATCTTGTGCTTGATTTAATTGTTGTGCTTGCATTTGGCGAGACAAATCAGCTTCGGATGCTTGTTGAGCAGCAGTATAAGCAGCGGCATTTTGTTGAGCCGCCAGTCGTGCGGCATTCTCACCAAATGCACGATTAGTTTCAGCCTCTGCAATACCCTGACGAGATCCACCAAATGCTTTAGAAGCAGTAGCTTGAGCAGATGTCTGTTGTTGTTGCAACTGGCGTGAACGCTCTAAATCTTTTAAGCTTTGCTCAGTTACAGATTGTGTGTATGGGTTCATGTACTGCTGAATGTTTTGATTCAAAAACGAACCAGCTTGTACATCACGAACATTTTCACGGGCTTGAGGAGCAATTTGTCCCAATGCTTCAGAAGTTACATTAGCACCACTTACTCGATCTGATGCAATACGTTCTGCAGCAATACGCTCCGCATTTACATCACGAACTGCATTACGATTTAGTTGAGCCGCTTGTGCTTGAGCAGCCTGACCTGCTGAAGCGCCACCAAACTGTGCGGCTTGACCAGCGGATGCAGCTTGACCAGTAGTTGCTTGGTAACCTCGTTGTTGAGCTAATGCCGCAGGATCAATATTAGCACCACGCATACGTTGTGCTTGTACGTTCTGAGGATTGTAATTGGCTGCTTGTCCTGCAACATCAAAAGCAGCTCTCATGCCTGTAAAAGTCTCGCCCCGTGGATCTGCAAATTGACGGGCAACATTAAACCCCGCTTGTTGATCAGGATTAAAATCTGCAAATTGCCTTGCTTGCAAGTTACCTGCAGTTGTTTGTGATCTTTGTACGTTATTTAAGAACGCATCACGCATTGCAGGGTCAAGCTGCGATGTTTGTTTACTTGAACCACCAGACATAATTACACCTCCGTAGATAGCCAATAATGTGTTGGCTTCATGTTAAATTTGGATACAAAAGTTCTTGACCATCCCCTACGCCCTGTAAGAGTGATCTTTTGGCATCCCATGTGTTCAGCGAACTTTTGAATATGGGGGGTAAGTGTCTCTAGTTCTCCTAGATTACCACCTGCCAAAAATATATGCAAAACCTTCATTCTTGGAAAGTTTTGTACCTGAGTGACAACTGCGCTATTCTCACTAGGCCATAATTGCATCGTACAACTGTCAATACAGTCGGCTACGTCCTGCAAATTATGAGTGTTATCGTATTCTAAAGCAGGTTGTAAGATTTTTTCTACTTTTTGAAAAGATACAACCCATAATGGTAATTTACCATTAACTTTGTACTTTTCATAGTCAATCATCTTAAACTGCCAGGTTTCCCATCAAATCTAATAACACCAACTCGCCAATCAGTTAAATTAACACCTTCAATTCTGGCAGAAACTTGTCTTCCAGTTAATCTAATGGATGTAGGATTTGCCATTGAATATGGTCCATAGTTATATTCAGTAGCATCTGGATAAAACTTTGTACTAAATTTAACTTGCACATCACCCAATGTTTTGTCATCAGGAATAAGACCAGTAATACTCATAGTTCTATCACCAACACCTAACTCAATTGGTCCTGATTCAGCAAAAATTGTATTGGAATCGTAGTTAAATCCAACTTCATGCTCATAAATATAGCTATCAGATGAAACCATCAATGGGTTTGAAAATATTCCACGATCTGTCCCACAAGTCCTTGCCAAAGTTCCAATAGCCCAATGATTCTCACGATAGTTGTAAGAAACGTAAGAATCTACTTCATTTGAACCTGAGCTTGGATAAAACCACCAAATTTCACCAAAAGATGAATTGTGGACACAATAGACTTTTGAAGATTGAGAGACATTGATATTATTAAACACATAGTCAGAAACATCAGAAACTAATGGCTTAATAAATCCATCATAAGTCCAAAATCCAGAACTAGACATCCAAATACAAGTGTTATCAGTTGCAGCTACCGCCTGTTTTGAAATAACACCACAACCACTACCAATTCTGTCAAAACTATAAATGAATGGTGGGCCAATATATGTGGCTGTATGCACATCTACATCTGTAAACAAAATAGTTGCACCACGAATACGCTTGGCACACATTAGTGAACCAATTGTTGTCAACTCAAAGTCGCCTGCTTGATTAGTGGCAGCAGGAGTCCATATAGTATTGTTTTCTTGGTCACACCATGCAATCTTACGTGGATTCCCACTTGCACCTAAAGCAAATAAGAATCGTTCTTGAGTGACAATCAAACCAGTACAACTTGTTGGTGCATTCGTAATAACTGCAGCATCAGAAGCAGTATTTAACTGCCATTCGAGTAACTTCCCATCTTTTGATGAGCAAGCTACTAAATACTCACCCCAAGTATCCATTGACCATGTGGTTGCAGGAACATAAGATCCTAAATCTGGTCTTGCAACACCATACGCAGAAGTGCCATAAGATCCATATCCATAACCAATTTTAAGAATAGCATTGGCATCACCAGTAGTAAATCCAGCTGGAGTTATATCTACTAATGTGCCGCCTTCATTCATGGTATACAAATTTGTATGTGTACCAATTCCGATGCGTCTATTGTTGTTATTGTCTCTCCATGTCAATAGACCTCTAGCCAATCCAGATAGTTGAGTTTCTGAACGCTTTCTCCATCCACCTATTGGACGTAAAGTACCCTCAAACCAACGTATTAAATTTGAATTGTTCCATCTGCCTTTAGATTGATACTCAGTACCATTCTTGTATACGCCAGGGGGGATTTGAAGTGGAATGTAAGCCATGTTTTAGTCTATCATGTAGGTAGGTT